GTGTGTATGTATGTGGTGTTACCTTTGTTTGTATTACTCCCCTCCTGTACACCTTTATCTTCAAAGAAGCGTGTATATACAAAATGTTCTTTGGTTGTGGGGTTAAGTATAAGTATTACCCTATTAGGCTTACCTTGTTGTCTTACGGATAGATCAATGGTGTCAAACTTTTGTTCGTCTGTTAGTTCCTCTGCTTCATCTACTACCCACGTAGTAATACCTGTAAGTGATTTAAGGTTTGCAGTTTGATCTCCTGAGCTTGTCTTAATACCTCTAAAGATTATCTTACTACCTGACTTCTTATTTATTATCTCGTCCTTTGTTACGTGGAAGTCTGATATGCATTTCATCATTTCCAACTTCTCTATAAATTCAGGTATGATAGATATGCGTGCAGATGTTAATGTGTATCGTGTAAATAGTATTGTATGCCCTTGTTCATAAGTAAGTACAACAAGTAAAGCATTAATTGAAAAAGATTTACCTGAACCCCTACCACCTGTTACGACAAAGTATCTGCTATCGTCTGATGATATGGGTAGGTATTTCTTATGTATATTAATCGACAAACTTAATTAAATCCTTAAAGTTAATGTTTAACCCCTCTGATGAGTTTATATCTACGCTTTCTTTTGGCTTACCATATCGGTAACTTAGATAAAGTTGTATTGCTCTCATATCTCCTTTAGCTACGAGCTTACCTAATTGTGATAATGCTTCGTTACTATCTATGATCGCATCTAAGCGTTCTACTAATTTTGATTCGTCTGCTTTAGGTTTTCTACCTGCGCCTTGTCTTGATCCTCCATGCATCTTGAAAAAAGTTGATTATTCAAGTATATAACGTATTTATTTTGAATTTTGTTAGATACCACAATATCCTGAATCGCACTCGTTAAAGTCATCATCAAATAATTCTGTTTGTTTAAAGCTATCTCTTATTTGACTATATGTAACCCCATTCTTAAAGGTTCTTACATTATATCCTGTGTCTTGCTCTGCTTCTATAAACCAATTATATTTTTCAGGATGCTTTTCACTCATCAGTTTTAGTAGCACTTCGTTTCTATGAAAGCACCCTATACAATTATTCATATAAGCAAATCGCACAGGTTTATCTATCCAATACTTTTCTACTTGGTCTTTATATATATTATCTTTTATTAATGGGAACACAGGTTTTTGCCATCCTACATCTGCCCATTTGTTTCTCGTTCCTCTTTTGCCTACTATTGCTTTGTAAGTAGACAAACCATCATCGTTGAGTTTAGACAGCATTGTTTTAGCTCTGCTATGTTCGTTTGCTCTATACCCTATTCGTGTTTTTATTGGTTTTCCTATCTCGCTTCGCCACCATTCAAATATAGGTTTTAGCTTCATCTCAGTAGTGCAAAATCTTTGAGTTACATTGGGTAAGTATTTTTTATCCCCACGTATTATAATATTGTCAAATGAATTTCCTGTTACCCATGTGATTTTTCTACCTATGTATTGCTCTAAGTCAAGCATAGTATAGATTATAGTGTCATCTTCTGCTGTGGCTATAAAGGGTGCTTGTATTCTGTCCTCTACTTCTTGTCTTAGTTTATTATCAGGAAACGTACATCTTTTATCTTCTATTCGCACCAATGCGAACACATCATAGTCAGCAGGATAGTTAGCTGCAATGTAACTTGATGTCTTACCCCCTGATAAACTATTTACTGTTTTCATTCTTTAATTTCTGCACTTCCTTAGATAATTGGCTAACCATTAAATAGAGTTTTGTAGTAGCTCTTTCTATCTGCTCAATCTTTTGAGCTTGTGTCCATTTTTTATTTTTCATTTCGTCTTTCGTCAAACTGTTTACATTCATCGCATTGTTTATCGCATCCTGTGTAGCAAAACAAACTGTCTAAGCACGTCCATTCATTTTCCTCTTGCTCCATCATCGTGACCTTTTAGATATCCTATAAAGTAAGTAAATGCTGATAAAATTAGTGTTGCTAATAATCCTGATAAACTCATAGTCTTTTGCTTTTAAGTTCTGTTGTGTTGTTTTGTTTAATCGCTTCTATCATTCTATCACAATATACAATAAACTTTTTACATTCGGTTGTTGCTTTCCAATCCTCGTAGTATCTTATCATTTTTATCATGCCATTGATGTTGAGCCTACATTATATATCGTAGCTTGTTGGTTACGTGGTTTAATACCAAACCCTACTATCATAGCTTCTAAGCGTATTTTTACATCGTTTCTATGGTGTTCAGGTACTTGGTCTACTAAGCTGTACAAAGGGTTATCTATTCGCTTTGTAATCGTTTCTATTGGTTCGTCATCAATAGTGCCTGTAAGTGATGGATCAATAGCACGATATATGTTAAACACCTTGTTATAATCTTCTCTAAATGCAATGTCTTGTTTATATAGACATGAGAACCTATTTAAGTGATGCAGTACTGTTGCGTGGTTTTGTTTAAACAATTTAGATATGTGTGCTTTTACACATTGCTTCTCTCTCATAATCTTATAGGCTATCATTCTGCCCCTTATAACACTATGCTTTCGTGAGTTTTCGTTTATGTCTATCTCTAAGTGTTTTTTGATTATCACTTCTAATCGTTTCTTAATGTTTTTTGTGTATGTCATGTTAAAATAATTCTGTTTGTTCTGTGTTTTCTTTTCTCACTATTCCAATAGCGATGTCAAGTATTGTTTTTCCTGCTTCATAGTCCACAAGATTTCTTGCTATTTTATACAATAATTGCTTACCCTTATACTTTCTGAAATCATAATCATGAAATTCACTCAAAACTTTTACAAGATTTTTAGTTCTACTAAGATCAGGGTTTTTTCTACCACTTAAATTATTAGGCAAAATAAAATTACTCCAATATAAATGCCTATGTCTTTTTTGAGCAGCTATTAAAGGTTCGTAAAAAGGTATAACATTTTCAACCACATACTTACCATCGAAATAATGTTGTAAAAAAATTATCTCTTCATATAAACGCATATCAGGATATTTCATTTTACGCTTTGTTTTCATAGATGTATTAAATCTCGAATGTGTTGGACAAGGTGGAGAACTCCATATAAAATCAAACTCTTTGTAATGTTCTAATAGATATTGATGAGCATCTGCTACTATAACTTTGTCTTTAGGAAAACGCTCTTGGTATAATCTCGCAAGTTCCTCATCCCATTCAACAGCAGTTATGTCGTGTTCATCGCCCCATAGGTATCTATTACCACCAAGACAAGCGTATAAGTTTAGTATTTTCATAGCGTACCTGTTAAACAATAATTATCTATATCTGCGCCATGTACAAAAAATGTTTCAAAGACTTCTATGGCTTCATGTGTCTTTCTTTTGCCATCGTTATAAAATTCCTCTGAGCAATCCCATATAGCAAGGTCTAAAGTTCCTTTGTCTATTACTGCAAATGTAAAGTCTTTGTAGTCAATACCAAACAACTCACAGTAAATGTAAACCTGTATATCATATCCGTACTTCTTTGCTGAGTATGGAAAGCCTTTAATGTCAGTAGTAGTTTTGATGTCGCATATTCTACCTTTACCTAATATGTCTGCCTTACCTCTAAATGGATAACCACCTATCATACCACACGCAGGTACTTCAAACTCGCTGTTATCTAATAGTCTTAATGCGTGTTCGTTTCTAAGGAACGCATCAGCAATTCTTTCTGCATCTCGTTTCTCCTTAGTGGTATATACAACACCATGCTCTGATAGTGCCTCTTTGTATTTCTTAGTGTTCTTGCTTTGTACATCAACATATATCTGATCCTCAAACTTCTGTGGTTCTAAGATAGCCCAATGTGCTAAAGTTCCATCTCGTAACGCTTGACTTGATCCTGAACCATATTGAGTTACATACTTATATTTCTTTGGGCTTTGTTTTAATAGTTTGATTGATGACGATGACAAGGCTGCCTTTGCCATGTACCCATAATAAAACTCATCATCTATTAACTTTTCTAATAGGTCATCTTTCTTAAAGACTTCCCCATCTAATAATTTTATATCTTTCATCTTTGATCTGCTTCAAAACAAGTTCCACTACAATACAATTCGTTATCTTCTATGGGTGTGCCACACATTGAGCATTGCTCACTATCTTCGTTGTAATATAACCACTTGCTATAATCCATAATTTTTTGACTTTGATAATTTATTTAATTCGTCCTCTACTCGTCTTGCTCTTACAATGGCTCTATCTTTACTTGCTGTACACTCACTTACTATTTTGTTATGCGCCCATCTGTTTGTATGTAACTCATTAACGTAAAATGTAATCTCTGATAATGCTTTTGCCATTTGTTGCAACTTAGGTGTGTCTTGCTTTTTAATAGCCTCTAAGACTAACTCACTTAATAAACCTATGTTGTTGTAATACTCTATGTCTTTTAGATTAGTGATCCTATCTATCATAGCCCTAAAAACTTTTTGGCTTTTGACCACCACACATTTTGTGTGTAGTACAGATTAAACTCTGTTTGTGTCATCACTTCTATTCGGTTGCCTTTATTGACAATATATAATCCTGTGGGTGTTACTTTGAAAACCATGCTAATAGAACGTAAGTGATTAGTAAAATATCTAAAGCAGCTACCCAAAAGCATAGCGTGATAGCAATAACGTACATAGTACCCTCAATGCTATTTAAGTAATTTATAAATTTTCTCATATAATCGTTTTAATGTTATACAAATATAATAAAAAAATGTTAATAAACAAATTTCTATTTACTTTTCCCTGTACTGAACCGCACACACAGCAAGTCTTTGATCTGTATTAGGGTACTCTTTAATCATTGTAGGATTACCCATACAACGAGACATAAAGTCTTTTCTACTCTCTCTTGGATTTGGTGTTGGTAATGGCATAATTAACTATTTAAAATTTCTATACATAATTCGTGAGGTATCTTACTTCTGTTGTAATTACCTTTCAATCCCTGCGTTCCTGTCCTGCTTCCTCTTGGTGCAGATTCGTGATGGCAGTCTTTGTTACCATTAAAACATTCAGGTCTTGGATTCCATCCATCACAGTTAAGTAAGCTATAAAGATTGTTAGTCCATATATCAGTTGGTTTTGCTCGTGTATCGCCATAAGTACAATACCATACTGTCGTGCGTGGCAAACCCATCATAAACTTTTGTTTTCTTAATAACCCTCTTGGATTTTCTATATACCACTTTTTAGGTTTTAACTGTTGTATAATAGATAAAGTCTTTTGCACCATTCTATCACTCTTAATAGCAAAGTCAGATAATGGTTTATTGTGTGGTCTGTGATGAGATATAGCTGCTATGCTATAAGTCGTACAAGGGGGCGATGCCCATATAATATCAGGTGTGAATGGTACTTTGTTTATGTCAAACTCTAAAATATCTACTGCATAGTCTATACCCTCAAACTCGTTTATATCACTACTAAACACATTGTAGCCCAAAGATTCCGCTGCTTTGCCTACTGATCTACTACCTGCAAACAATTCTAAGACATTCATATATTTAAGTGCATTATTGTATTAATCTTGTTTATCGTTTCCTCCTTATCTACAATGTCATCGCCATCGTAGTAAACATAAAGATAAGGGGCATACATACGTGCGTAGTTTTCGTTCTTTTCTTTGTGGTTTGCTTTCGCTTTGTTTTGATATACTGAGCTCATCATTTTATAACTGATGGGCTTTATTTGTATGCCTAACATTATATAACCATCTTTTACTATTTCAGCATCTATGCAATACTTATGATCTTTCTCAAAGTCTGTTTTTATTATTTCGGTGTTTGGGAAAGCATCCTGTAACTCCTGCATTACTAATTGTTCTCTTTGGTATCCGTTCCATGTTTGACCAATGACACGATAAAAAACATATTGCTTTACCTCGTCCTCGTCTAAGTATTGATGCTTTAGGTTTATACGTTGTGTAACGTAGCTTAGTTGCTTATAACCTACTGTACATCTGTACCAATGCTCCCACCCCTTGTGTGTCTTGTCCTCGCTAAACTGATGGAAGTCTGCTATTACAGCCATACATTGACCTACATACTTAGTCTGAAAAAAATGATTGACCGATTGGTCTTTGTTTAACTTCCTGTATAATTCGTTCCTTAAAGGTTGTTTATAGAAGTGAGCCATATATTTTGTTTATTTGAGCTATCCATTCTTTTATGCGCTTTGGCGAACACGTGCAAGGTTCGTGATACTTATGTGCGTACAGGTCAGCGTGTAGTCTGCATATTAGCTTAAAATGATCCTTAGAAAGTGTTGTGTTTGCAACCTCTAAATAAGAAGCCCAATCATCTCTTTGCTCTTTGGTCATTTGTCCTTTTGGCATATTATAATTGTATATCGTTCCAATCGTCCCTACGCTTATCACAACCGCAGTCTTTACCCATAAGTTTGGATATCTTCTTAACTATATAACGTATTCCTGTGTATTTTGTGATGTAATACACTAAATCCCCTAATCCCATTGCGTTTCTAATTTAATTGTTTTAAATATATTTTTAATTTTTCTGTAAGTATTATGGTATTTTTCTTTTTTTCTTCTACACAGCTCAGTTATATTAAAATCAGAATCAATGTATAATTCTATGAGGGTTTTTTCCTCACATCTTAATCTTTCAATACTATCTTTTATGTCTATAAAATTAATTTTATTTGATATATAATTATCACTTGTAAGACTATCTACTAATATACTTGTTGTTATGTTAGCTTTGTAATCAGGTGTTAGATATAAATTATAAAAGTCTTTATCGTAAAACTTAATAGTATCGTCAATGCGTATTGTGTTTTTTTTTCTACGCAAAAAATCTATAATAGTATTGTACATTATTTTTTTAAAAAATCCTATGTGTATATCATCTTGAAAATATACAGGGCTTTTTAGAAATTTAATATAAGAATCTTGCAATAAATCCTCTCTGTCTTGTTTAGATAAAAAATTACCTTGACAAAAATCATTAATCAATTTATGCCACAAATTTTCCTTTAAAATTAATTCATTTGCTATGTGACTTAATCCCATTCTATATTATCTTTAATTAATTGCTTAACTCTTTTGTGTGTAAAGTACAAAGAATAATAAGTTATGTTTGTCTTTCGTGATAGTTCTGCAATAGATGTCCCACTACTTATAATTTCAAATACTGTACGATCATACCAAAATGTTTTGTCTAAAAGACTATCCATTTGTTGCATAGCATTACACACATCGCCTTTAGTTAAACCCTCGTTTTCATCAATATAATCAGCAAGGTTATCAATGTTAGTTTTTATGATGTTCTTTTCCTTTCTATGCAAATCAATATACAAAGACCTCAATGTCCTGTATATGAAAATATGGTTTATATCATCTCCATAAGATATATCAACACCCTTTGTAATATAGGTGTGAATCCTTATATACATCTCCTGTACAATATCCTCTGCTATGGATTCTTTGCAGCCAAACGATAATACGATTCTATGCCAATCATCGTGTTTCTCTGCTATTTTTTCAAGTGTTGTTTTCAAAATGGTAAATTTGCCTGTTCTTTGGTGTTGTAAGTTACTAAATTTTTCCCATCTATTTCAAACCCTACGTTATTTAATACACTTCTAAACTTTAATGGATCGTCTATCGGTGTGGGTTTGTACCCTAATTCTTGATTCTTAACCTTAGCAGTGTAAAGGTTTGAGTACATCCAATCCTCTGTGTGATAAATGTACCTGTGTATCACAAGGAAGTCATCAGCACGGTTCATAGACATCCCCCCCATTTCGCTATCTGATGCCATAGGTGGGATAGGATGACCTGCGTAGTGATGTCCTTGTGTGTGTTTTTTCCTTAACGCTTCTGTAACTGCGTGTACACATATCCACGTAGTAATGTTGTGCTGTTTACAAAAGATGCGTATATCAGTTAAACTTTCGTAGCTGTACTCATAGCTGTTTGAGTTCTTACCTATGTCCTTTTTTAAGCTGTTAAGTGGATCAATCATAAAGCCCTGATAATCCCACGCTTTTTTAATAGCGGTTGCAAGTTCTAAAAGGTCTTTGTAGGTGTATGCTTTTTCAGGATCAACAAACTTAAAATGATTATACACCCATTCATATTGTTTTTCAAAGTCCTCTTTTTCAATTTTGTTTATTGGTTTGCCCTCTGCAAATTCAATGATCTTACGAATAAGTGCGTAGGGTTCGTTCTCGCTTGAAAATACAAGCCATCTTACATTGTGCTTTAGTGAGTATAAAAACATCAAGTAAATTACAAGGTGTGTTTTGCCTGTGTTTGCGTGTCCTAAGACAAAGTTCATATTACCATGCACAAATCTAAAGTGATTATCTAATCTCTCTACTCCTAATCGTAAACCCTCGTTTACTTTCCCTGCACGTATGTCTTTAAGTTTTTTTAAATGTTTATCGAAGTTTATTAGCATTTGGTAAAGTTATATAAAAAAGGGGGTAATTAAACCCCCCTTATAATTAAAATGGTAAATCTGCTCTATCAGGGGCTTGTTGCGATGTGCTTACGCCCTCTGTTGCTGTGTCTATCTTCCACCCTTGTATGGTGTTAAATATTACTGTATTGCCTTGTGGGTTAGTCCACTCACGACCTCTAAGGTTGTATTGTACTTCCACGTCTTGACCCTCGTTGTAGTTGTTTAATAGATCGCAATTCTTTTGCGTAAAGTCAATACTCAATACTTGTGGGTAATCGCCCCCTGTGTTAAGTACTAATTTTCTAAATTTAAAGTCTCCTTTAGTTTCTACTGTTCCTACGTTTTTGATAGTTCCTTTAATGCTACCCATTGTTTACAAAATTTATTAATAGTTGTGCATCCGCTATTACTGTTTGAATATCTGCGTTTGGACGAGATGCGTGAAAGTCCGCAGCAGCTTTTACCATACTTTGACGAACAATTATTTGCTCTCTGTTACCACTTGGTGCGGTTGGCATGGGTTTGTTATATACAAGTTTAGCTGTGTTGTATTGTTGGTTCGTTATCTCAAACTCAATATCATCGCCTACTTGTTTCTTAAATTCGCCTTTGGCAAGGAATTGGAAATTCTGACCATTTGCGAGATACACCTGATACTTATTAAAAGTACCTGATGCGTTTGTGTATGTACCTTTCGGTTCTATTTGTGTTATTTTACTCTGCATAATATAATTCTAATTGTTTTTCTAAAATTTCTAAATGAGCTTCTAATTCTTCTATTCTATTGCTCATACTTTCTATACGTGCCTTGTTATACTCCCTCATGCGTTCCACTATGTAAATTGTACCTTTTGATTTCCTCTTTTATAAACGCATCTTGCACATCGTACAAGTTAGACAGGGTTTGTGCTGACATCGTTAATTCGCTTTGATTAGCGAGTATATAATTTACAGCGTAGAGTATTGCATCTTGTTGCTGTGTATTTAGTTTGAAATTCATAATTAAGTTTTAATGTTGGTACAAATATATAAATTATTTTTAAATAAAAAAAAAGGGATGTAAAGCACACCCCCTTTCTCGACATAACATTAAAACGCTGCTCAAAGACTGAACACAACAAATGTACTATTTCATTTTCTTTTTGACAAGTGCTGTGTATTTAGTTATTAACGCTTCTAAATCATTGTTTGAGTATTTAGTAATCTGTATTGCTTTAGCGTGTAAATCCTCTGCTGTACCTTTTCCGTAGTCTTTATCTAACCTTACACCAAACTTATGCTGTTCGCCATATTTATACACATTACAGGACACGCATTGCACTTGGCAGTTTGTTTCGTCCCATCTCGTTCCGTAATGCTTCCTGCTTTGAAAGTGTCCGTTTTGTAATCGCTTGTAATGGTCTTTCTTACCACAGGTGTAGCACTCAGTAATGCCCTGAGCATTAGCGTTTCTAAGTCGTATGTACTGACTAAAGATATTATCTAAACGCTTTACAATGTTTTTACGTGATACCTTTTTAGGCATTACACCACAGCGTTATCTAAGATTTGTATGATGTGTCGTATCTCAGACTTCTCAAACTTACCCCTTATTTCAGAGTTGTAGGTTTTAAAAGTTAGATCGTACATATCTTTCTCAGTATCGCCTTTAGCCTCTTTTTTACCTAAGTAATCTATTTTTAAATCAAATTTCATAATTTGTATATATATGTGTTCCCAAAATTAAAAATTTTTTTTATTTTATAATATATATAATATATAATATATATACTAATATATAAAATATATATATAAATATATAATAATATATATAATAATATAATATATACTAATATATAATATATATACTACTTATTAATTTTTTTAAATTTTTCAAAACCTCTGCTACCAAAGTATGCTACGTAGATTGTAACCAACAGAGTTTTAAGTAACTCTATCCACGCTTCATCTATCTTAAAAGATATCTCTAAACTATCAAGAACAATGTATATCGTAGTTGCAAGGGTTAAATATATAAGCGTTATCGGTCTAACATTCTTACTTAACCAACTATCACTCTGCATATCACTATCCCAACGCTTACTGACTTCCTGAATCTCCATAGAATCAATTTCAAGTAGTTTTAACGCAGTTTCTTTATCCTGTGGTGTCAATGTATTATCTTTTGCTATAAGTCGCTTAAAGATGCCTAAAACACCATTATCGGGCAATACATCGCCCATGCCATCGCCAAGCGTTGAACCTACTGATGTTAAGAACCTACCTACTTTTGTGTCTTTAAATTTCTTTTTACTCATACTTTCTAAACTGTAATTGTACCACAAATAGGTATATATTCAACTCTGAAAATTGGTACATCTTTGTAGGTGGATAATAAGAAACACCTGCTATAAACGATGTTGGGAATAATAATATAACCGCATAACTACGCATAAGTCCATATTACATTTTTGGATTTATCAGGATCAATGTCTGCATGGATAAACGTATTACCAATACCTATGCGATTAAATCCTACATCTAAAAGACAATTCATAAGGTCAAATCTATCTACTGAATTATTGCACGCAATATCTACTGCCAAGCCTTTTATATGGCTACTATGTTCAGTTCCCCCTACTTCTTTGTTGTGTGCTTCTGTGCGATAACCTGAATTGATAGTGATAGGTTTGTCAAACTTGTCTCTTACTTGGTCTAACATCTCTAATATCTTAGAATCCATTAATTGACCGCTACCCTGTACATCAGGGCTATCAAATTCGTAGTAGTTAAAGTATTTCATAATCTGTCTAT